CCCAATTTCATTAAAGTACAAGACCAAGTTGTTTGGCAATGGCGAAGACGCGGCGACATCCAACAATGTTCTCGAGATTGAGAATGGCAAGTATATTCGTGGTCAAGCCGAGAAGGGCGTGTTTGCGTCTGGAACCAAGGGTATCTTGAACCGCATCTGTAATGATTTTGGAAACATGTCGTGCGCCAAATACATCGATGATTTACAGCGCGTAATTACCGAGTATATGAAAACCAGCGCATTTAGTGTGGGAATCAGTGATTTGGTTTCCAACAAAAACACCTCAGACCGAATTGCGTCGATGATTAGTTCCAAGATGGAAGAAGTCCAGAATATCACAGACAAGGTCCACCTGGGAATTATGGAAAACAATACGGGACGCTCGAATTATACGGAGTTTGAGACCCAGGTCGGCAACGTTCTCAACGATACTACTGGACAAACTGGCAAAATCGCGGTCGATAGTCTCAACTCGGACAATCGATTTGTCATGATTGTCAAGTCTGGTTCCAAGGGTTCTATGTTGAATATTTCCCAGATGATTTCGTGTGTCGGCCAGCAGAGTATTGATGGCAAACGTGTTCCCTATGGATTCGACAATCGTACATTGCCTCATTTCCGCAAATATGACGATTCGCCGGGTGCGCGTGGGTTTGTGAAAAATTCATATATTTCGGGTCTGACTGCTCCTGAGCTATTCTTCCACGCCATGGGTGGTCGTATGGGTCTCATTGATACTGCTGTCAAGACATCGCAGACCGGTTATATTCAGCGTCGATTGGTGAAGGGTCTGGAGGACCTGAAAGTGGAATATGACGGCACTGTGCGAAACAATATGGGAAAGATTATCCAGTTTACATATGGCGAGGACGGGATTGACACGACTCGCGTAGAGAATCAGAATATCCCCTTGGTGAATATGTCGGTCGAAGATATTTACATGCACTTTGACTTGATTGGACTTGGTGACCAAGATACCAATGGCGACCTCTTGAATATTTATACTAAACCCGCCGTTGCGCGAATGGATTCGCAAATCACAGCACTCATTGAGTCAAACAAGAAAATGATTGAGCAATTCATAAAGTATCGCGAAGAACTGGTTGAAAACGTGTTCAAGTATAAAGACGAGAATTTTGTAAAAGCACCAGTTGCGTTTTCGCATATTATTCAAAACATCCAAGGACAACTTGGACTCAGTTCAACATCAGCCGTTGATATTACGCCCTTTGAATATATTACCATGGTGACTGATACACTACAAGACCTTAATAAAATGTTCAATCCGACAGAGATGTTCAAAGTGCTCTATCATTTCAATTTGTCTCCCAAAGATATTTTGGTGAAAAAGCGATTCAATAAAAAAGCAGTGGAGCTATTGTTGGAAACTATTATATTAATGTACAAGAAAGCCATTGTCCATCCAGGTGAGATGGTCGGTGTGATTGCGGGTCAGTCGATTGGTGAGCCAACTACACAGCTAACTTTGAACTCGGTGACATATGAGACCGAAATCATTGTACGAGGCCGCAATGGACTTGTCAAGAAAGTCCAGATTGGCGATTTCACCAAGGAGTTTATTGAGAAAGCGACCAAGAAAGAATATTATACTGAAACCGACACTACTTATGCCGAATTGGATGAATATTATGAGGTACCATCTTGTAATGAGGATGGTGCTTGTTCTTGGGAGCGAATTGAGGCAGTTACTAAACATCCAGTTATCAACAAAGATGGTACCAATGTGATGCTTCGCATAACTACCAAGGAAAACCGCGAAGTTATAGCTACCAAGGCCAAATCGTTCTTGAAATTAGTAGATGGCAAGATAGTTGGCGTAAATGGTGATACATTGCGTGTCGGTGATTACATTCCTGTGTCAAAGAAGGCTATCGAATATACCGAGTCTTCTCATTTGGATTTGAAGCAAATCCTGTCGCCGAAAAACTATTTGTATGGCAGCGAGTTTGAAAAGGCAAAATCAGTTATGAACGAATATCACTGGTGGACCAATCACAGTGAAAAATTGTTCACACTTCCATATTCTCGAAGTGATTCGTTTGTTGATAAAATAAATGTCGATACTAAAAAGAAGGAAGATGGTTCAAACACATGTATACGCAGCAATTGTGTATATAACAAGAAAACATCGCAATCCAAATATATGATTCCGGAATCCATTGAATTGAATTACAACTTTGGCTACCTTGTTGGCGCATATGCTGCTGAAGGATGTATGACAAAGACACAAATATCAATTTCAAACAATGATTCCGCCTACTTTGCTCCTATATTGGAATTATGTACTGCGTGGAATATTACCACCAAAGTATATCGCAATGAAAACAAGAACCAAGAAGGGTGGACCAGTCAAGATTTGCGAATCTACAATACGCTTCTGTGTCGAATCTTGGAAACACTATGTGGCAAATTGAGCCATAACAAATATGTTTCACCACTCATTGTCTTTTCAAACAAAGAATGTATTCGTGGATTCTTGGATGCGTATATTGGTGGAGATGGAACTATATCTAAGAAATCACACACTATCTTGATGACATCGGTTAGCAAGCAAATGTTGATTGATATTCAACAAATGATGAATATTGTGGGTGTTTATGCGTACATTTCCAAGCCTAAGAAGGCAGCCACAAATAATCGCGGTTCTCAAAATATTAAACAACCATACACACTAAATGTTGTGAATCAACAGGCGACCGTTTTGGCAAAGATGCTCAATATGAAAACCGCAACTAAACAACAAACATGTGTTGATTATGTTGTTTCATATGAACATAAGTATGAATATAGCAAACACGCAACCATGGTTCCCAATGAAATTGCCGGTGAAATCGTATTGGAAGACCGTAATAATCGATATGAAGATGTGTTGTTTGACAGAATCATTTCGATTGAAGAAGTCGATAACACGACTCCATATGCATATGACCTGACCGTCGAGAATACTCGTAATTTCAATCTATACAATGGATTGTGCCAGAGAGACACATTTCACTTAGCAGGTGTTGCTACCAAATCTAATGTGACACGTGGTGTGCCGCGCATTGAAGAAATCTTGCGTCTAACTCGCAACCCCGACAAACCCTCGGCAACTGTATATTTAAAGTCCAGTGACAATCATGACAAGGACAAGGCTGCCAAGCTGTGTGTTATGATTGAACATACCAAATTGGTCGATGTAGTGAAGTCGATTGAAATCTGCTTTGACCCAAATGACCGCGCGACCAAAATCCACAAAGATGTTGAAGTCATTGACCAGTTTTATCAGTTTGAGAAGCTTGTCGCAGAATGTAATGAAGGGGCGTCAACTGATGTCGCACACCAATCCAAGTGGATTGTGCGTATGGAAATCGACCCCGAAGTGCTTCTTGACAAGAACATCACAATGGACGATATTAATTTTGCGATAACTAATAGTCACGGCTCCGATGTCACTTGCGTATTCTCAGATATGAACTCGAGCAATCTGGTGTTCAGGATTCGACTCAATTCGTCGGTATTCAATAAAGGCAAGAAGAAGGGTACGCCTGAATCACTAGACCAATCCGATGAGATTCATTTGCTGAAAACTTTCCAGGATAACATTCTGAACAATATTGTGCTAAGAGGCGTGTCTGGGATTAAAAACGTGAATCCGCGATTGATTAAAGACAACGTTGTCAAAGAAGACAACAAGTTTGTGCGCAAGGAAATGTGGGTCCTAGATACAGTGGGAACAAATCTCATGGATTTGTTTATGTTGGATTTCATTGATTATACGCGCACATACAGCAACGATATTCGTGAAATGCATAATATTCTCGGTATTGAAGCTGCAAGACAAAATATATTGAACGAGTTTGTTGAAGTGATGGAGGCGTCAGATGCCTATGTGAACTACCACCATTTGAGTATATTGTGCGATAGAATGACAGTGAAGGCCGACCTTGTGCCAATGTTCCGCTCGGGTATTATTAGTGATGACATTGGACCGATTTCGAAGGGAACTTATGAGATGCATACTGAGATGTTCTTGGATGCGAGTAGACACGGTGAGTTTGACCAGATGCGCGGTGTGTCAGCGAACGTAATGTGTGGACAAGCCGGTTATTATGGCACAAACGCGTTTGGACTATTGCTGGATATGAAGGCGATAGAAGAAACCGAAGATGCTGATGTTGAAATAGTCAATTTGCGCGAAAACATAGATGCCAGTTTTGCGGAGTTGTTGGAGAAGGATGACAAGTGTAAGATGGAGAAGATTGCGGTAGATAACAATGTCAGTAATTTGGCAGCGATGGAATGCGGCAATTATGATGATGATTATAGCTTATTCTAAGCATAACGTGAACCTCTATGTTATTGTTTTTTTACAATAACATAAAAATATAAAGCGAAACCATATAATGCCTCTCGCTGAATGCTCTAATGAAATCAAAATGTATAAACAATTTGTACTACATCCTGCCAATAAAAACATGTGGCATAAATGCGCCAAGTTTCAGTACATGGACCCCGATGATAATTTGTCTTTTTATTGGGCACAGCGCAAATACTATATCTTGTCTCGATTTGTTCAACGATGTAAACTCCGTAAAATATATACACACTACAACAATGATTGTGATTTGACAATGACGCCATTTGTTGAACTACCTGCCAATTTTAAAATTGAAATCGTGGAAAATCGCAACATATACACATTCAATATCAACGACTTGGTTAAAATCATTTATAGTGCTCTCACGAATCAATCATTTGGATTCATTATGCCAAAATCACCGGCGAATCCCTACACGAATGTAGAGTTTCGTCAAGAAACCCTCTACTCAATATATGCCCGATTTGGTAGCAAAAAGATTCCGCGAATATTGTGGCTATTTTTTGAATGCGGGTTTTCCGTGGACAAATTGAAGAAATATCACCGCAAGGCATTAATGCGATATGCGATTGACAATAGTACCAACCTGGATTCGGTAGAGGATATACGTGAAATATGTCGGGGTTATTTAACTATCCATCGCGGATTCCCAGCATCGCGTTTGTATACTATTTTTCGGCCATATTTGGTGCGTTATTATCGATGGAACTTGGTTGGATGTCTACAAAGTAAGGATGAATTGGACATGGCTATTCGCGGATTTGCTCTCTACAATCCGCATTTTGGGTCCAAAGGGGATGGTGGATTTGATGACCGACATTTAGATATTGCGGTGTTCCTCTCTTCACCTGTATTAAAAAACACGGAGCAATTAGAATTGGCGATTCAGAATAAACGGAATTATGAGAGCCCGTGGTGTGTCAGTTTAATGCCAATTTTTGTATCGGATATGGAGGAAGATGAATGCGAAGAATCGGAATGTGATTGTTATGCAGATGATGAGAGTGAAGGAGGGGAAGATGAAGAAGATGAATTGGGGTCTTATGGGTATGATTAAGAGAGGGAACAAAATGCCTAAATGAGGGGGTCCGAAGGGGTCCTTAAAGGGGGTCCTTATTCGGACCCTAAGGGGTCCTTAAAAAAAGGGATTCCAAATAAAAATGAAAGTTTTATTTTTCATCGTTTGTTCATTGTTCAAAAGACTTTTTACAAATAAATAATGCTGATTGGAAAACCAGGATTATTTGACATCGATGATGATTCTCATACAATTTCAGAGTTGTCATGTTTAAAATCTTGTTTATACGTGTTCTAATGAAAGCTTTAAAAACGCCTAAATGATTGCTCCTTTTGGACCCCTATCCGGACCCCTATTCGGACCTTAAATGGTCCTTTAAAAAAAGGGATTTCAAATAAAAATGAAAGTTTTATTTTTCATCGTTTGTTCATTGTTCAAAAGACTTTTTACAAATAAATAATGCTGATTGAAAAACCAGGATTATTTGACATCGATGATTATTCTCATACATTTCAGAGTTATCATGTTCAGAATCTTAGTTATAAGCGTTATAATGAGAGGTTCTAAAACGCCTAAATCATTGGGTCCTTAAAGGAGGTCCTTTAAAAAAGGGATTCCAAATAAAAACAAAAGTTTTATTTTTCATCGTTTGTTCATCGTTCAAAAGACTTTTTACAAATAAATAATGCTCATTGGAAAACCAGAATTATTTGGATATGATAATATTATCAAGTTGATACCACACCTAAAATATATATACTGAACGTTTTCACACACAGTACATGTTTTTACATCTCTGTGTATTTCTATAAATGGCATGTCATAAATCATTATACTTCCAGTTTATGGTTGAATGTAATATAATACTTTATTTGGAAAACATAATAACCATCCAAAAACATATAAAAACGAACGCGTTTGTTTCCTTATTAGATGAGCAAAGCCGATAAACCTGTGAATGTAGATTCCGTAAAAAATGAGAACAACCATGTTCTGACAATTAAAACTGTCAGCATCCAGCCCATTCGTAATCTCACAACTGCGCTCAAAGACATCTTAACTGATGCCACCATCACTTTTACTAAAGAAGGTATGCGCATCATCAACTTTGACAAGACCCATACTATGTTGGTTAGCGTCGTCCTCCACGCCAATAAGTTTGAGATGTATCGCTGCGTCCCCGACAAGATTGTCGTGTGTACGAACACCATGCATTTTTTCAAACTGATTTCCACTTTGTCAAATGATGACACACTCACCATGTACATCGACAAAGAGGACTACCAAGACGGAATCGTCTCTTATTTAGGAATGGAGTTCGATAATCGTAATGTAGGACAAACCTATGACTACAAATTGCGACTCATCGAGCCAGACACCGAGGAACTGGTGATTCCTGACGTAGAATACTCGACCATCATCAATTTACCCACCGCGGACTTCCAGAAAATCGTGCGTGACCTTAATGCGCTGACTGACCGTGTCGAAATTAAGTCGGTTGGCGATGACCTGATTTTCTCGTGTATGGGCACATTTGCCAAAACGAAGTTCAAGCGTTCGGAGTCGGACCATCATATGGACTTTATTGTGAAACCTGACCCATCCGTCATTATCCAGGGTGAATTTTCTGTAAAGAGTCTCAACAATTTTATCAAGTGTACGCCTCTCTGTAGTCATTTAGAGATGTATTTAGGCAATGATTTGCCGCTTATTGTAAAGTATGATGTGGCGTCGTTGGGTGAAATCAAATTGTGTTTGGCGCCGTTGCCACCTACGTAAAAAACAACAGTTGTAATATTTTTTGATTTATTGTCTGAAACAGCAGACAATAAATAACCTAAAATTCTGGCGCATGTTTCTTGAACAAGCACCCGACCTTTGACAAATGTGGAATGTCCCGAATAATATTCGGGTCTTGAAGTTTACACACATCCAGCCATATTTTTATTACCACAAACTTTTTCTTGGGTGAAATCGTAATTCCATTGATATGTTGCTCGTGTTTAGTATTCACACACAAACTGCCGCCGCACATCAAACAAAATAGTCTGCGCCACACATTGCCAACCTCGGCATTCGCAACACAATAGGAGAAACAGCCTCCGTCTCGGTTTTTCTTGTCTTCCCATGTAGGGCCGACGCCATCCTTCATGCAGAAGAACATTGTGTTATACAATAAATAGTCGGGGATTTGACGATTTAAAGCAACAACAGACTCCGCATGCTGTATATCACGCATAATAACACGATAACTTTCAATCGTCCAACGATTATCGGATTGCAAATGGTAGAAGAGATTCCATTTGTTGGATAATAAAAGGAGAGGTTGAGTGTCATCCATGTTATCTGGTATAGTAGATATTGACATTGTTTTTTAAATAGGTTTTGTAGATGATATAATTTGGATTATTGCGTATTATCGCAATCAATTTTTCGGGGGACTAGAAATATACGGAGGACTAGTAATATAACGACCGGGTTCCAAAATGATTCCTTGGTAAGATTCGATATTACGCACAACAATATTGGAATCCATGATAATCAGTTTGTATCGGTCATCAAACACAAAATCTACTTGATTGTATTGATATCGAAGTAGCCGTAATACAAATATACGATTGAACAAACAATTACCAACCATCATATAACTTGGGTCGACAGCCAGTCGCAATGGCCCAGTAGGAATATCTGGGTGGTCATATAAAACAGAGAGGAACTGAACTTTGCTGGGACCCGACACAATATCATCATGCGACATTTTGACATGTCGTTGGCCGTCATTTGTTTTACAAATCATGATAGAATTACCATCGAGATCTTGACTGTAGTCATTGCTTGCGTTATCGCCATTCGTAAACACATATTTCTCCAATAATTTGCCATTCTCAATAGAGGCAATACATATCCATGAGCTAAAGTCCGGTTCCACCAATTTGGTATTTGCCGGTTTCCAATACTGACTAAACCTGCTATCCTCTATTAGTATCATTGTGTAATTGTATTTCCAGAATAAATCCAGTATGATGTTGGTTATTTTTATTTGAACCGCTTTTATTACTTGACATGCCGCGTTTTTTATACTTTGGAAAAACGACATTCACGTAGAGGATTCTATATATTTCTATCAGTCATATGTATTTATACCGATTAAGCGAATATTTTCTTGTACTCTGCCAATACTCGTGTTTTTTGTTTCGCATAATCCACGATGGGTTCAATATATCCCGCGACGGGACTATGAATGAGTTTGACGTTAGTATTTGCCAATTCTGGAACCCATCGCTTAATATACGTGGCGTCGCGGTCATGTTCTTTCGATTGCGACCATGGATTGAAAATACGGAAATATTCTTGTGAATCGGCCCCGCCTCCCGCTATCCAGAGCCAGTTCCCGTAATTACTCGCAACATCATAATCGACCAGATGTGTGGCAAAATATTTTTCCCCCCAGCGCCAATCAATCAACAGCGTCTTCACCAAAAAAGATGCGACAATGAGTCTACCTCTATTGTGCATATATCCAGTCGCATTGAGTTGGCGCATACAAGCATCGATAACTGGAAACCCAGTCTTGCCGTCGCACCAGGCATCAAAATGTGCCCGATTATTATCCCACGCAATTTTCTCATATTTGGGGTCAATTGGTTTGCCTAAATGGGGATAAGCAAAGAGAATATGAGCATAGAAGTCGCGCCACAAAAGTTGGCGGCGAATCGGCACAGGCATTGCGTTGTAAACCTCTCGTACAGATATACATCCAAACTTGATATATGGTGACAGTTCCGTGGTGGAAATCGCAAGTGTATTGCGTTCAGATTCATAATGAGAAAATGATGAAGAAGAGAGGCGGCGAAGTGCTTCAGCGCGACTACCATCGCCAAGAATGTCGGGGTTCAGTTCAGAACCGGTGAAACGAAAATACGCATCAGTTCGCAACAATATCGGTTTAATTTTGGCATCGACTGATGACGGAATCTTTGTTAAAACGCGGAATCGCGGTGCTTGGGCCGGTTCGGTCTTAATATGAGAGGCAACAGCTTTATTGTAAAATGGCGTGAACTTGCGGTACGTTTCACCGGTGCCGTTTTTCAATGTGCCTGGTTCCACGAGATAATAATCACTGCTGCCAATACACTCACAACCGCAATTTTCCACTAAATCAGCCTCTCGTTTTACAGCAAATGGAGTGTAATCGTGGTTGAAAAACACGGCATCGACGTTCAATGTTTTTACCAGTTCGCGTATAATATGTGTGGTATCGCCGTAGTAAAAATGACAACATGACCCATGTTTTTTGAGTTGTGTATCCAAGTCGTCAAGAGCCTCTATCATAAACTGGATGGCATTTGTGGATTTGTATTTGTTTTTGTCGGACACCTGATCGGGAGTGAAAATGAAAATAGGATACAGCGTGGAACATTGATGTGTTGCCGCTGAGAATCCCATGTTGTCGATTATACGGAAGTCTCGGTGAAATATGTAAATCCCTGTTTTTTTGGACATATATACTAGGGCGATTTAATAGATGTTTTGTACTGACCGAACACAAAGTTGTTTGGAACTCAGGAGCTCCCCCGAAGGGGGGCAAAAAAAATGGAGTAAAGGTGTTTCTTGTTGTGAATCTGATAGATTTACATAAAAAAAATTGCGTATATGATTTGGGATTAAAATGGTACATTTTAATGACCAATTATATAGGGTGTTATTCTGGTAGACCCCAAATAGGGTCTATCAAAAAATTGCTGAACGACAAAATATTTATATTTTGGAGTAAAGGTGTTTCTTGCCTCCCCCCCTTCGGGGGCCAAGAAAATTGCGTACTATAAAAACGGCACGTTTTTATAGTAGGGTGTTTTTTGTTGTGAATCTATCAGATTCACATAAAAAAAATTGCTGAACGACAAAATATTTATATTTTGGAGTAAAGGTGTTTCTTTCCCCCCTTCGGGGGCCAAGAAAATTGCGTACTATAAAAACGGCACGTTTTTGTAGTAGGGTGTTTTTTGTTGTGAATCTGATAGATTCACATCAAAAAATTGCTGAACGACAAAATATTTATATTTTGGAGGTAAGGTGTTTCTTGCCCCCCGAAGGGAGGGCCAAGAAATTGAAATCTTTTATTCTCATGTTTGGTAATCATAAATATTCCAAAAACAATTCAACAAAGTATTCGCAAATAACACCCAAAACTAAAGTAAAATAATGTCTTCCGTAAATAAATCCCCATCTCCTTTCTGCAATTATTGCTTCAAAAAAGGACAGGAACCCCATGTCTACAATTCGCATTTTACTCATAAAACATCGAGTCAAAATAGCAAGATAGTGTGTCAGCTGCTTTTGCCATTTGTGTGTAAACTCTGTACTAGTGGCAATCACACTTATGATAGATGTAAGAAACAACAATCTGGTCAACAAACTCACGTAGCAGCAGCAGCGGTTTCAGTGTGTTTGCCTGTTAAAAACAGGTTTCAAATTGATGACGATGATGATGAGGAACCCGAAGTCAATTTGATAGAGGATAAGAAGAACGACGAAGAATGGATAGAGATTAAAGACCCCCAATCAGGTAAGCCATTTTGGATGAACATTCAATCAGGGTGTGTATTGTCATTTAACCCAGCTACACGGACTGTTGCTACTGATGATGACTGGTAAGTTGTATAAACCTTGTATATAAACCTTGTATAAACCTTGTATAAATAAGAAAGACGCAAGTCTTTTTTACCGAATAAAATAATATGAATCTGGCATATTATTTTATTTACATAATTGACGAAATAAACGACCCCTTATAGGTTTCAATACCCGTGTGGTCTAAATTAATACTTACATCGGCAAAAATAGACCCGCCCATTTTTGTCCAACGATGACAAAATAACCAGTCTTCCGAGAAATAATGCCCTTCTTCAACCCCGCAATCAAACAGAGCAAAAGCATGCTCGTTTTCTTTTCCCGATAAAAATCCAACATCGTCGACATATTTTGTCTGAGGGAACGCACGAGCCATAGTTTCAATGACTGAGCGTTTAATCATCATAAACCCGGTGGCCAAGTGTTTAACTTTGGTCAGATTATTTTGAATAGAAAGCATATTTGAAACATAATTAATGTTATAACGCACCATATTCATCTTGACGTATTCATCATTGGATACTAGACTGTCGATCTGCGATTTCTTTTTTCGGTCAAGTAATTGCCGAATCATGTCGGGATTTTCAACGACTTTCTCCCATTGATAATTTTTGATGGGATATATGCCGCCGACAATTGGTTTGTCTGACAACAACAATTTTAAAATATCATGAGGGTCCCATGTAATATCGGCATCAATGAACAAAAAATGTGTGGCATCGAGTATATTCATGGCTTTCGCAATTAAATTGTTTCTGGCACGACTCACCAAACTATCATTTCTGCAAAAATAAACAGTTGTTGGAATATTCAGATCTTTACACATGAACATGGTCTTTAATAGTGACTCGGTGTATCCGGCATACAATGAACTGTTGTAGCATGGCGTGAGTATAATGAGCGTGGGTTTATTTGTTAATAAATATTGTTGAATATTGTCGTTCATGTTTACTTGTTGTGTTTGCGGTTGAGGTTGTGGAGGTTGTTCAAATGACCAAACATTGTTTTCTGACATGGCTAAGTATGTAATAGTGTGTTTATAATATTTAAGTTGTTTATGGATAAATAACAAAAAACGATTATGTTTGTTGTTATTTTTTTTGGTTGTTTTACATTACGGTAAAACTGTTTTATATTTGTTTTACATTACGGTAAAACTGTTTTATGGTTGTTTTACCTGACGGTAAAACTGTTTTATGGTCGTTTTACCTGACGGTAAAACTGTTTTATGGTCGTTTTACCTGACGGTAAAACTGTTTTATGGTTGTTTTACATTGCGGTAAAACTGTTTTATGGTCGTTTTACCTGACGGTAAAACTGTTTTATGGTTGTTTTACATTGCGGTAAAACTGTTTTATGGTCATTTTACCTGACGGTAAAACTTTTATTAGTCGCGTGTCCAAAAGACACGCTTTTACAGTCGTTTTACCTGACGGTAAACCTTTATGCCTTGACAGTCTTGACAAAGTGAATCTTCAAGTATCTCTGTAAGTTGAAATAAGTGAGGACCTCGCCAGCACCAATCTGTAAAAGCTTGGTGAGCTTGGCATCAGGGTTAATCTGTCTGCCATTATCCTTATCCTTAAGGCCGTTCTTCTCGATGTAAGCAGTAATCTCCTTACTGACCTCAACGCGGGACATCATGGTGCCCTTCTCCTTTCCAACAAAGGCAAGGAGGTCATCACTGACAACGGAGGGCTTAACAAAGCCGGAAAGCTGTCTGTTGGGGTTGGGAACAGCAGACTTCTTGGACTTCTTAGACTTACTGGCGTTCTTCAAGTCTCTGGCAATACTCTTCTCCAGTGACTTGTAATCAGCCTTCATGGCGGCAAGTAAAGTGGAAACCTGGTTAATCTTGGAACCAAACTCAGCCAACTTGGCATTGGTGTCAACAGTGGTATCAGCAGCGGGGGTCTCGGCAACAGGGGCAACAGCGGGGGTCTCAACAACAGGGGCAACAACGGGGGTCTCAACAACAGGGGCAGCAGCGGCAGCCTTGGGCTTCTTGGCAGCCTTCTTCTCGGCAACAGGGGCAGAGGCAGGGACCTCAATAGCAACAGATACAACGGGGGCAGATGTGGAAGCAGATACAGTTTTGGAAGTTCGGACCATTTTATATACCTTACTAGCCTTTCGTTTTTAAGTAGTTTAACGCATTTATATATTTTTTGCCTGTAAATGTGGGTTTACGAGCAAAAACAGGGGTTAGACGCGATTATGTATAATAACAAAATAATTCTCATATAACCATGGCATCTGATTTCGCGCGGCTCTTGAAACCAGTGTCATTGCCGTCAAAAAATACATCGCTGACAAATTGCGGTATTCTTCGGTGGCATTTGATGAAATCAGGGATTCACCAATACGAATCGCAATTTCACGATTTTCATTCAAGGTTTGGTCGCGCATATTAATGTTTTCAGCAAACCCAAATGGATTCCCCGAATTATATATATTGTATCTCAAGTCGCGAGGAATAGCGCACCAAATCGTAAAGAGGAATCCGATAAAAGCTCCAACTTCATTGTTTGACAGCCGGTTAAACCATTCAATGTTGGAATAATGCCCGAGCGCATCGATTTTCATAAACAATTCATTGGTACGGCGTTGGAGAGAATCAATCCCGGCATTCACTTGCGCGCATATTTCCATATCATCATCTTTTGACAAAATCTGGTTTTCGGGGAATACAATGTTTGTCAGTCGCATCGCGCGAATAAATCTAGCTCCAAATGTGGGTTTCATATCTTCACGGGTATATGGGTTATCAAACTTTTTCATTTTGGAGAGTAGATGATAGAGGGACCGCATATGGAAGCCATATTGAACCCCGGTGCTATCCCTGTGTTCAATATATTCGGAGAATGGGATTTCGTTGAGTGGGTCAAGCGTATAGAAGTCGGCATCATTCACGCACAGTTTTGGTGTTAGTTTGCCTTTGATTTTGAAAAGTTCACGGACAAACCAACCGCGACTGGCTTGTTGTATTTTGATTGCGGATTTTTGTTCTTGGCGGAAGCTGAATATGCGATTTATTAATTCGGCCTTTGTGCCAGAAATGCGGAGCTTGAGCTCACGAGCAATGTCCTTTAGTTCTGGCAATTTACATTTTGTTAAATCTGCGTGTAAATCTGGTTGAGGTCGTGCCATTTTAGAGAGCATTATAAATTGTAATTATACAATGTTTTTATACCCTTGTATAAATCTATGACCCTCAAAATGTATGACCCCCAAAATGTATGACCCTTAAAATCTATGACCCTTAAAATCTATGACCCTTAAAATCTATGACCCATCAAAATGTATGACCCATCAAAATGTCGATGTCTTAAACCAAACACAACAACACACTGACATACGAGCCAAAAAATTGAAAACACATAAATGATTAATCAAACTAATATAAAGATTCCCCCAATAATAACATATACCAAGATGACCGCCAAAGCCCAACCAATTGTATTAGATAACACCACCTGGACCGCCGATGCGTTCAAGTTCATGCCTCCCAAGGTCAATGACAAGGGTGGAAAGTCCATTAATTTAATCAGTACCCAAACCAATCGCTCTCTACACATTACGACTCCTCTTATGACTACTTGGGGAATCAGTGATTTCATTGACCCCAACACTGGAGTAAGTGATGGAAAGCACAGTATTTCGCTCACATTCCCCAACGAGGGATTTTCCAACAAGAACACGGATGCTTTCTTGGAGAAGATGAAGGCATTTGAGAGTGCGGTAATTGATGCCGCCGTGAAGAATTCCGAGATGTGGTGGGGCGAGCAATTAGAGCAGGGCATTTTGAAGCACACCTTCTTCCCTGTTTTGAAGTATCCCAAGGTCAAGGGAACCAAGAAGTCCGATTTGACCAAGAGTCCCAGTATTAGTGCCAAGGTGCCATATTACGAGAGAGATGGTCGATGGAATGTGGAGATTTATGATGTAAATCGCAATCTGCTTTTCCCTTGTGAAAATGAGGAGCTCACTCCTGCGCACTTTGTACCCAAGCTCAGTAATGTTGCTTGTGTGATTCAGTGCGGTGGAATCTGGATTGGAGGCAAGGGATGGGGATTAACCTGGAAGCTTGTTCAGTGCGTTGTCAAGCCCAAGGAGGTTGCTTCTGTATTTGGAACTTGCCACATTAATTTGTCGGAGGAGGACCGCTCTGCTATTGAGAATGGCAGTGAACCCGCCGAGGATATTGAGGATATTCCGGCACCGAGCAAGGCCTCAAATAAGGTCGAAGCGCCTAAGGCAGCTGCTTCTATAGTGAAGAAGGTTGTTGCGCCACCTGCTGTTCAGGTAGCTGTCCAAGCAGCGCAAGTGGAAGACAGTGATGAGGAGGAGGAGCCTGAGCCTGAGCCAAAGGTTGTTGAGGTACCCAAGGTTGTCGAGGCACCCAAGGTTGTCGAGGCACCCAAGGTTGTCGAGGCCCCTGCTGCCCCTGCTGCCCCTTCGGAGCAAAAGAAGGTTATCAAGAAGGTAATTGCCAAGAAGTAAATGCTCCACATACTAAGCATTCACTTAAGACCTTCTTGTTTTTTTACACCTTTTATCATTTTACACCCTTGGAGATTGAAAACGTGCCGTTTTACACCTTTTCTCATTCAAAATGCCCACTTTGTGGGCATTTATGAGTAGGGAAGGTGTTGCATATTGCGCATCTTTGATGCAAAATGGTGTAAATCTTCAAGGGTGTAAAGGTGAAAAGGTTTATTACAACTATATTTGTCAAATACTTATTTGTCAAATATATAGAATATGCGCGTGGCACGTAAAACAATAAAACGCCGCAAAATAAAACCGCTCAATTGTAATCCGTCCGTAAAAACGCCAATTCCACATTCATGTATGACAATAGAGGCGCTTCTATTATTGCGCGATGAATACAATAAAGACCACCCAACCAATCAAATTATTGCCGAAAAGCCGGCACTTATCTGGTACGAACTCAAAATGCGACTTCAATGTGAAGATGAGAGGTGCTGGCTCGGCGAAATCGACGATGTTGCCAAACGCAATATGGTACAAAACCAATTATTTGCCCCCGACCATCCACCAGAATGGATTAAGAACCCGCTCGAATGGTTGACTAATATTGACATCGACAAAGTAATGGCACAGTATCAGCAAAAATACGCGGACTTTGAATATTTAGGCACTACCTCTATTGATTATGATTTTATTGTTGACAAAACGCACGGAACATGCGTCGAAGATATGTTGTGTAAGTTTGATTTGGTATCGGCTGGCAATAGAGGTAAACACAGATTCGCAGCAGTTTTCAATTTAGATAAACATGATGAACCCGGTTCACATTGGGTTTCCATATTTATCAGTGTACCCAAGAAAGCAATTGTGTATTTTGATAGTGCCAATGGCGGGGTTCCCAAGGAAATCCGGCGATTTGCGAAGTTGATTCAAAAACAAGATAGCGAGTATCAATTTATTGCGTCCAAGAAAGAACATCAGAAGAAAAATACCGAATGCGGTGTGTATTCTATCCATTTTATCATTGAAATGCTGAATGATTTTGACAAGATGTTAGAGGTGGTATTGAGAGGCAATATATCGGACAAGGCAATGACACGTTATCGTCGCAAATATTTCAACCGACCAAATACATAATAATATTATTTTGTAGTTTAATAGTATAATGTTATCATTAAAAAAACGTAAACATAGAAAAAAGACAAGACGAAAGATAAAAAAAGGAGGAAAAGGCATTCGAGTATATTATGTACCTATTAAAGAACAACCTGGTACCACTGAAACCAAACTATTATATCCAATAATAGAGGAGATTTCTTTAAATAAAGCTTATGATAAACAAAAATATGTTAAAGATGCTAATGGTAAAGATATTATACCTTTTTTTAAAGAATCATTATCACTCAGTGATTTTGTACCAATATTAGATAATGGCGAAGAAAATGATGTTTTAAATATATTTTCTGGTAAATATGATTCAACTATTAAAGTGAAACAAAGCACAATATATGTTCATTCTCAGCGTGATTTACAAATGATTGAATTGTATAAATATATTAAAACAAAATATTCAAGTAATAATGAATTAAAACTAAAACTAGTAAACTTGTTAGAAACGTATACACATACTCCAACAAAATTAAATATTATGGTAGATGCTATAAAAAAATATATTGCTCCTGCTGCTGCTGCTCCTGCTGCTGCTGCTCCTGCTGCTGCTGCTCCTGCTGCTGCTGCTCCTGCTGCTGCTGCTCCTGCTGCCTTTAAAACCCAATTTGAATTGCCAAATGATATTGACCTGACAAAATTGAGTATGTATGAGTCCAAAATATTAGATAAACTGTACAAAGAAATTAATGATGATATTGTTAAAGATATTATGAGAATAATTAATGACGATAGAGATGCACCAGTACATAAACTTATTTATTCTGTAAATAAAGACAATACATATAATAATATTCGTTATGTAATTCTTACATTAATGTTAAATACAGATATACTTCATGATTATGCTGTTGCTGCTGCCAAATTGGCTGCTGCTGCTGCCAATCCTCGTGCTGCTGCTGTACAAGGTAATATTAATAATAATCAAATCCCGGCATTAATTGCCGCAATTGCTGCCGCCAATCCTCGTGCTGGTCCTGGCCCAGCTGCTGGACCTCCTCCAGGAGATCCTCTACAAGCACACGCATTAATTGCTGCAATTGTCGCGGCATTGGCAAGGCCATAAGCAAAACTATAAGCAAAGCTATACGCAAGGCCATAATATATTATTGTAATCCTCCTCTACAAACTGGACATCTCAAATCGCGTTGAAACCATCTTCTTAACGCGGCTTCTTTGAATACATGTCCACATCGCGTTATTTTCATAACATTAGTACCCACCTCTATTGGTTCTAATGTTATCGGACAAATTACATGTTCTGGCAACTCGGGTTGCGTATAAATAGTTGTATTGTTTGATATATCGAGTTGTGTTGAAACACCACCAGTTTGACCAGAAACATCACGCAACAATGATAAAATAGAGGCAGGATTCAAAAATGATACAAACTCAAATGACATTGTGTCTTCTATGGGTGCTGCTGCTGCTGCAGTAGTTGTCCCTCTACTATAGTTATTCAAGCTGCGTCTGAATCCACCACTACTGCTTTGCGTATTTATGATTTCAAGCGCATCTGAAACAACCTGTAAATACCGTCGCTGATTATTTTGTAAATCTCTCAAAATGTCATATATATTGTTTGAACCATCCATAATAAAGATGAAAGGTATAAAGAGTTTTGCTATTTTTCTATATATATATTTTTTCAATGAATATTTCTTCCATGAATTATAAGACAAACGGATTCACCGGATTGACAAACCTTGGCAACACGTGTTTTCTTAATTCATGTTTACAAGTCCTCTCACATACTTATGAAATCCACGCACAATTTGATAAACCCGCGGTCCAGGCAAAAATGACAAATAATTCACTTGATGTCCGCATATTTAATGAATGGAAACAGCTCGTTCAATTAATGTGGTCGGGAAATGGTGTTGTGAAACCTATTCGGTTTGTCTCGGCCGTCCACGAAATTGCGCAAAAAAAAGACGTGGATGTATTTACCGGATTTGCGCAAAATGATGTGAGTGAATTCTTGCGATTCATTTTGAATTGTTTTCACAATGCGATTGCGCGACCAGTGAAGGTGAATATTAGTGGCAAACCGCGGACAAATACAGATACACTCGCAATCAATTGTTATCAAATGTTGTCGTCATCATATTCAAAAGATTATTCGGAAATCATGGAACTGTTTTATGGTATATCGGTGACGGAAATAAAGTCGGTATCCTCACCAACCATTGCGGTACATTCTCAAAAACCAGAGCAATATTTTATGGTAGATTTGCCGATTCCGAGACCTAGCACCAATAGCAATACTATAACCTTACTCGATTGTTTCGAGTTATTCGTGGCACCCGAACTCCTGACCGGTGACAATATGTGGTTCAATGAAAAAACGGGGCATAAAGAGGTTGTAGAAAAACGCACCCTGTTTTGGTCATTGCCGCCCGTGTTAATCATCACGCTCAAACGGTTTGAAACGCGCGGATTTCAGATCGGTCGCATCAATGACGTGATTGATTTCCCGCTGACTTCACTTGACCTATCCAAGTATGTAGAGGGATATCGCGCCAATAAATATGTGTATAATTTGTACGCAGTTTGTAATCATATTGGTGGACCCTCGGGCGGACATTATACGGCGTTTGTGAAAAACGAATCGGCCAACAAATGGATATATTATAATGATGATAAGGTCTCAATAATAGAGGACCCCGCCACCTCTATTGTCAGTCCGCACGCATATTGTTTATTTTACCGAATCGTGTCATAATATTTTCACTGGAAGTAATATACGAATGTCATCATCGGATAAAAAAATGCCCGATCCGGCAGACAATTATTTTGATACAAATACGACATTAATAACATTGGGGTTTTTAGCAACTTATTTTATTATTTACGCATTTATAAATCTGTTTTTTGATGAAGACGCCCATCAAACAAAGGCCAGTTTTGTGGATGTGGTATTTCTTGTTGTTTTATCAGGGATCGGTGTATTATACTACTATTCTCTGAGCGCAAAAGAACAGGACACATTTTGGTCGGACATGACAGAATCTACGCGCAAATATTTGAATAATTCGTACTCGATATTAGAGGTGGCTGGGTTTATAGTATTATTAAAAATTGGAATTGCCCTGTTTGGAATCCCAGTGGGACCGGAAATGAAACCATGGTCGATCGGATTTTTAGAATCAATTGCTTACCTATTTTTGACAGTTTTGATTCCTATACAGGTTTTCAAATACATATTTCAAATTGATATTGTGGCTGTGATATTTGGCGAGGAGAGTTTATTCAAGATGAAGACGAAGCCGAAGACAATAAAAAAGGTATCCGAAGATGACGAGCCTACAACAAAGGAAGAGGTTTTCAACGTATCGAACAACCTCTATACATATGATGATGCCAAGGCCGTTTGTAGATCGATGGGTTCTAGATTGGCAACTTATGATGAAATAGAGGCATCCTATATGGGTGGAGCAGAATGGACGAGTTATGGCTGGAGTGAAGGCCAACATGCGTACTTTCCTACACAGAAGGCGACGTGGGCGAGACTTCAAGAAATCAAAGGGCACGAACATGATTTAGGAAGACCGGGTGTCAATGGAGGCTATTTTGCGAATCCTAATGTGAGATTGGGTGTGAATTGTTATGGCGTGAGACCTCAAATGTCGGCGGCAGATACTGCGTTAATGAATGCCAAGAAGAATAATCTTGTTCCGCGAAGTAAAGAGGAAATCGAATTGGACAAGAAAGTCCAATTTTGGAAAGAGAACAAGGACAAGTTTCTGGTATTGAGTGGGTTCAATAATGAGAAGTGGTCCAAGTATTAATAATATAGATGAGAAAGAGAGAGGCATACACATTTTACCAAATAAAATATGTATTGGTTATACCAAAAAACATGTGGTAATATATATTGTTTATAATTATGGATCCAATAAATGATCCCTCTCTTACAGAGAAACAACGAGCCCGAATAGAACGGATTCGCGCGGAAAGGGAAGCGGAAAGGAAAGCTCTGCCGACGGCTTTGACCACTGGTTTGCCTTCGGCTTCTGCAAAAGCTTTGGTCACAAGTTTATCCACAGGTTTGCCTTCGGCTTTGGTCACAAGTTTGTCCAAAGATATCATTATGTCAATCGCAATATTTGGTCACGGATGCGAAGACTTTGACACTCCTCTAACAGACGATTTAGCAGATTATTATAGAAACAATGTGCGGGTTTATAGTAGAGCCTGTGTTCCTGGTATAATAAGTGTTGGAAATATACTTGAAAATGAAGACATAATACGTGATGTTCGCGGTCGTTTTTCTAGAACGGAGTTCATAGGTGGAACAGAGCATGTTATCGACAAATATATTGATGACATGAAACCAGTTTATTCTGATAGAGTGAGAGGCTTTCACGAAGGTATTAGCAAAAAAACAGATATCAAGGCAGCTAAAGCTGCCAATGACCAATTTTTACAAAGATCATCTGGACTAAGCACGTTTTTATTTGAAAAAGAGTTTGGATTCTATGAAGATACACCCAATGAAAAACTATCTTCACTCCCTAAACCGGTTCAAGCAAAATATCCTACACTCGGTGTACACGTTGTCAATGTTAGTGTGAAAATAACAAATGATGACGGGTCTGTTCACTATGAGTCAATATTTGACCCGTCCGATGAGAGGTTTCGACGATTTGATTTCACAATGTTCAATTTAATCTACAAAGATGGGCTAAAACAATTATTAGGTGAATTGAGGCAATTATTGGGCGAATTGGGGCAATTATTGGGCGAATTGGGGCAAAAAACATTGGTAAAAGAGGCACAAACATGTTTGGGATTTACTGGTAGTAAAACCCGTGTCTCAACCCTCTCATTAAGACAACTGTATGATTTTTTTCGACTATTGGGTGTCCGATATGTCAATATAATGGATTATACTTGTCGCAGTTGCGCAAGCAATATAAACCAGTCTATCTTGGAAAATATTTATAGAATTGAACAAGAACATGTGGGTGTCAAGAGAGGTTTGTTTGGTGGTAAGAAACGGATTACTAATAAACGGAGTTCTAAGAAGAAACACGACACTAAGAAACTCGACACTAAGAAACGCCGAAAATAAATATTTTATTTGGTAAAATATTTATGAGTGTAGTAAGTTATTTATTGCTTTTGCTTTTGCTTTTGCTTTTGCGCTGGCGTTTATTTGATCTACGTTTATCTAACTTGCGTTTATGAGTCTTACGAGTATTTATTCCACCTGATGTCATTTGGTCTAGCTTTCGCTTTCGTTCATGTGTCTGCTCATACATAGACTTTAATTGTTGTATTGTTAATCTTTCATCCGGTTCACCAAAAAAGTGTTTAAACTCTATAGCTTCTCCAAAAATACTTTCCAACAATTTTTTAATATCTTTAACAGAATCACCAATATTATCAGAAAACTTATGTTTTTTCATTTTTTTAAATAATTGTTCTCTAAAATCATCGGGTGGTATAATCATGAACAAAAATAATATACCTAGTGAATAAATATCGGTTGATAACAAACCAACACTATTTGCTATTGTTGTTTTGTCTTGTAACTCTGGAGCCATATAGAAGTTTGTCCCTCTAACATAAACAATATTATTAATATTATTAACATATGTTAATGACCCAGCATCAATAAGTTTAATTCTACCATTATGTAAAACGATATTTTCCGGTTTTATATCAAAATGTACAAACCAATTTTGATGTAAGCATTCTATTACATCAATAATTTGACCAATATGGTTTATTTGCGTTTTTTCGTCTGGTATAGATTCACTAGTATAAATGTCAAATAAATCCGTTCCGCAATTTTCCATCACAATTATTAAAGTAGTATTAAGTATGTCATAATGATACCCGACCAATTTACAAAAATAATTGGCACATACTTGCGTAATTGCGTAATAATTTTTCAATTCACTTTTCAATGATTCAATAATATTATCGACGGTATAATTGACGGACGTTTTTTCAATACGTGGTCCAAGATTCATAATTTTGACAGCATGTTGGCCATCTTCTGATATATATCCTGTACCAAACGCACTTGGAGGAAATCTTATATTAGACGCACGTGGTATTTGATGGGATTCAAATCTTGGAATCACGCGCGGGAGAGTACGTATAAAGTCATCAATTCTGACTTTGTCTGGGTTCAATTCCGGCATTGTTAACGAGAGCTTTGTAGACATATATAAAGTGTCTACATATTTTTGAGAACATGTGTTTTTGTTTTTATATTTTATGGTATATAATTACATAAGTCTTTGTCTAGCATAGTGTTTTATGTTCATATGGCGATGGTTCCACTGGAAAAAAACCTTCTTGGAAACTTCCAGGATTAGATAAAAACTTGGCTTGGTTTTTCTCATATTCTCTAACCTTCAATTGATGTTCTTGCCACGGGATATCATTTGCAAAATGTTTTCTTAAATCTTGATTATAAAGTTTATTTTTTGCATCATCTACAAACTTTTGTAGTCCTTTATGTAAATGGTTATGATTTATTATATCTTCATACTTTGCTTTTAATTCAGCATTACTAATTGAACATGCTCTTTTCAAAGGTATACCTAGAATGTCAAAATAATATTGATTATTAGGTTTTGTAAGTATAATATATGGATTATCCGGGTTATTGTAATTTTCATCTCTCGCTCCATACGTACGGATAATTTCAGGTATACGACGCATATGTTTATCTAGCATATGTTTATCTAGTTTTTCTTTTCGAGATGCTTGTGAAACTCGTTCGGTTCTTTCTCGATTTGCTAACGATTTTTCATATTTGAATGCTTTATCCCACTGTTCTTCCGTTCTAGGAAAAGATGCTTCATCAGATGATGGCTCGATTTGGGAATAACTTCTTTTTTTAGAAGCAGTTGAAATATCAGGAGTTACTCCCCCTCTCTTCAAGGTTGTCCGGTTATTGCATCGAAGACTTTTGCGTCGAAGACTTTTGCGTCGAATACTCTTGCGTCGTTGTGCCATCTATATATGGTAAGCCATATTATTTGCGCGGCACAATTGTTGCCGTCATTCGCCTAGAATCCAATTCCTCTCTTGTCAAGTAAATCGACTTCAAATCACTGTCCGAATATCCCAGTGGTCTTGTCCGGTCTTCAGTACTTGAATACGTATATGGTGAACCCGACGCTGTCGGTGCCTGGTCCGCGCGAATATGGTCGGAAAACCTCTCATAGTATCCAACATCATTACTCGCATTGCGAAAATCCGTCTCCATGATTTTCCGCGCGTTCTTCACCATGTATTCGCGGTACTGGGCATTGTTAATACTGGTATTGGTAGTATTGCCAGTCAGCTGTTTCAGAATCGTGTTGTGGTGTAATGTCTCGGAACGAGCACTCGCCATAATTGACCTGCCATCACTCATGAGAGGCGGAAATCCATCATAACGATTATTTGTATGATATCCTAAATGTGATGCGGGTATGGATTCTTTTACTTCGGGGTATGCTTTATCGATGGGTTCTCCTCCAAATAACATATGTATATGTTGTTTAGATATATTTATTGTGCGTGTCTACTCTATTCCGACCAAGTCTTTGTTGTAGCTATAAACGTTGCGGATTTCGTTTAACAAGAGAGGCCTCTCATAATAGACGACTTTTGCAATCCCGCCTTGGAGACCATTGTCTTGTCCAATTGTCAAAATATCGCCGACGAAAAACCCGCCAGTCTGCTCCTCTCTTGGAATAGTTGTTTTCAATTCGCCGTTCAAATACATATCCACCGTATCCTTGTCGTAATTGACAAAAATATTATTCCATTTTTCTAGTGGAGCGTCAAATTGGTCGCTCTTGTCTGCACTATAATAAATGCCAAACTTTTGCTTTGAACCATCATATACTATGCGTGGGTGAGAGGCAAAATCTAGGATAGTCGCCTCTTTGTTGTATGGAATATGATTTGTCGGCATATGAACAATATAAACCCACATCGACATAGCAAACTTCTTGCGGACATTCACTGTCAATTTTGAGCGAATTAATTCCTGTGAATCTGTGGGTACTTCTGTGGACTGCATGTCAATGTAATTTGTCGCGTCTTTACGCAAATTGATGCGCTCTGGTTTATCCACAATCACTTTTCCAAATCGCTCATTCATTCGTTTCATTATTTTTGGCAAGTACAAATAGAGGAGAATCAGAATAAGTTCAATCACAAACAATATGTATACGATTTTGGGTGTAGTGGCAAACTCGCCGTACAAATATTCTATGAAATCTGTTATTAAACATGGAATAAAAAGTATAAAGTTCACAATAAATCCTTGGATGCCGGTCATGTTGTAAATCGCTGTTTGGTTTATTTTGTATAACATTGACAATCCTACAAATATGATTAGAATACTAACAATGATTGACGCATATTGAAGTGATTGAAATCCTATGTTTGTGGATGATAGTTGAAACAGTCCATATATAAGGCCGATGCCGAGAAGGGCTAATAAAATCGTTTTAGATGACGCAATATTTTTTAAATCCTCTAATATAGTTATAAACGATTGTGATATTTTCCCACCAAATAAATAAAAAATACTTGCTAAAAATGGAACTATCAAAATTAATACGTAAAATAACTGACTATCAACCGATGGTTTGCTTTTTAAAAAAAAAGATACAATGATTAAATAAATAAATATTCCAAAAACTATTAGATTTGAACCGACTGTGCTGTAAATATATTTGATAATGTTTACAATACCTTCGAGAAAACCAGTTAAAAGTTCAGAAAACCCCATATTTATATTATACCTCTATTTTATAGATTCTCCATCGTTGTTTTGCGGCCGTGGCATTCGCGGCAAAGAGCGACTAAATTGTCAATGTGGTTGCTTCCGCCA